GGTTGTAAGTATTCAGTTGTATTCAGTGCCTAGGCCAGGGCCATTGCGATCAGCTCAGCCTTGCGGACCTTGCGCTTGGTGCCGATCAGGTCGCGCAGCTGCTTGCAAGTCAACTGCTCGAGGTCCTCGGCCATCAGGGCCAGCGGGTGAACCACTGGAGCCACCACCACCGACGGTGTGACCCAGGCGGCGGCATAGCACCGACCCAGGCGCTCGCTTGCGGCAATCAGGGTTTGGCGGGTCCAGGTCAGGGCCAGCCAGGCCAGGGCCACCAGGGCGACCAGGCCATCACGGACCACCAGGGCCACCAGGCGCCAGTCGATCTCACGGTGTGCCCAGCGGGCAGCAGCAACGACGGCATGGATGGCGGGCCACAGGAGGCGACCGGTGAAGCAGCCTGCCTGGTAGGTCAGGCGGATTGAATTGGCGAGAGTGTTAAGCGCGACCAGGATTGCGCCAGCGGTAACGAGTTCACCGGCAGCAGCCCAGACGGCGCTTGCGATGTGGACGATGTGAAGCAGGGTAGTCATTGGAATTCTCCTAAGAAATGTTTTGTGGGGGAGGGGGATAGGGACGCTTCGGATCACGCGTCGACCTTGCCCGGATTGTTGCGCCGACAGGTCAGAACCTGCCGGACCCCCACTATAGCCCACCGCCGGACCCTGGGGTCGGATTGTCACATAAGTTCTTTTTTTCTATGTATGTAAAGTTGTGTGAAGGGGGCGCCAGACACCTCTGCAAATTTTTTCCCCATTTTGACCTTTTTTAAGGCGAGGTAGGGGGAACGAATTGACGGTGTTTAGTGAACCTAAAATCTTGTATATAAGGATCCGTATTTATAGATATGCCTGTCTCGCCGCAGGATTACGCGCTCTGGTCTCGCATGACCGGAAATCCAGTCCCGACCAGCCCTGCAGAGCGGATGGCAATTGCTCCACAGGTTTACGACTTCAGTCGGAATCTTGGACGCCGTGGTGCCGAGCCGAGTGGTATCCGTAAATTTGTAGATGTCGTTGGTAAAACTGCTCTTGCTGCTGGAGCTATTGCAGGCGCTGCTTACTTAGGACAGCGTTATGGCGGTGATGCTGCTGATTTCCTGAAGAGCAAAGTTCAAGGTCTTCAGCTGGATGATGAGCCGCAAGTTGACAACGATGTTGTTGCTGCTGAGCCCAACTCTCCTTTAGCTGTCAATACACAGGACGTTACTCCTCCGCCCACATCTGATCGTTACGGTCAGGACGTGGTTCTGAACCAGACAGCGGAAGTACAGGCCGCACGTGGTGTTAGTCCTGCAAAACCGATTGTCGTCGATTCCGAAGTGAAGCCGATGACCCAAAGCGAGGTCATTGGTAGCCAGCAACATTTCTCTCGCGGTAGCGAAGAGATGATGACTATGCAGCAGAAAGCCGAAGAAGCCGCTGCATTCCGTAAGAGTCGCGTTTATGCCGCAGCACAAGAAGCTGCTCAACCCGTGGTGCAAACAGAACCCACGGCTGAAACCGTTCGTCCTGCTGAGGAAGTCGCGACTGTCACTTCAGCTGAAAGGGCTCCGCAGGCTGTGCAAGTTGCCCGTCGTGTGAAAGCCGTCCGTGCGGTTCCCGTCGCTGAAGAGGAATCGGTTGTACTTCCCACTGTCACTCCGACCCGCGCTGTCCCCGTCGTAACTGACGGACCTTCTGAGCAGCAGATCCAGGACACGTTAGTGGGTCTCCGTAAGGGCTTCGCTGGTAAGCCCGAACCAGAACTCCGTGACCTGGCAGTTCAGGTACTGACCAAACAATCTTCCGCGCCTGATACTGCGGTGGAGGAAGTTGAAGTTGTCAAACCGGCTGTGGTTGCTCCGGTTCCATTCCTGAGAGAGAGGGCAGGCATTGCACGCCCCACTGCCACCCAGCGCGGCACCGTTGAGCACGCAGTTGCTGAAGCCATGGAGCAACGTGAAGGAATGCGTCAACCGCCCGAAGGCACTCAGGTCTTTGAACTTCCCAAAGGCGGTACCCGGCAAGTGAAGCTGTATCCCAGTCAGCAGGTCGGTGTTGTTTATGCCAACGACCCTCACACTGAGTATTCCTATAAGTCCTCTCCTGAGTACTACGGTGAGCTGGAGGGAATGCTGAAGAAAGGCGAGTTCGTACCCGGCGGCACTGGGTTTATTCAGGCCGGTAGGAATCTTGGGTATCTGTATTAATCATTGTTGTTAAATTACTTGTATTGAGTAGTTACCCATGACTTTCCTCGAACCCGTCATCGCCAGTATTATTGGCGCTGCTGTTACCGCTTTGGCGATGTTCCTGAAAACGAACATCACCGCTAAGAACTTCCTGAAGTACGGCCATCTTGTTCAGAAGGCTTACGACATCGTCGACCCCATCCTGGATCAGAACCTGCACAACTGGGACGGCTCCAAGATCGATAAAGCTTTCGAGCTTGCCGTGGAGTCCGTCGCTGATGGTGAACTGACCTCTGAAGAGATTAAGAAGCTCGCTTTCCAGATGGCGAAAGATTGGCTGCCTGCTGTGGCTGCTGACAAAGTCCGCAAGCTTGAGTCCACTTCTCCTGAACTGGCCAAGGCTGCTGAGATCGCCAGCAAGGTCGGCGGTATTGTCGGCTGATAAAATTATATTTATTTGGGATCAATGGCTGAAGGCGGCGACTGGATTGATGACGCAATTAAACGCCCTGGTGCTTTCAAAGAGAAAGCTGAAGAGCGTGGCATGTCAACAAAAGAGTTTGCCGCCAAGGTCACTTCAAATCCCGATGAATATGACACGCGTACGGTAAGGCAAGCCAACCTGGCGAAAACCTTGACCAAGCTGCGCAACCGCAAAAAAGGTTGAGTACTGATTATGCCTGCTGGCCCTTTTTCGCGTTCTTACGATAGTCCTGCTGATAAGAGATTTCGTGAGGGTGCACGACCCGGTGATTTTAATCAACTGGGTGTCAACAAAGAACCTATCTTCGATCCGAAGCAACTAGTTAGTAAGTTCGTCAACCTTAAAGATAATCCGCGTGCGGCAGACTTTGCCAATCAAGGTTCTTTTTCTTTTGATACGGCTGTTGCTTCTCAACAGAAGATCGACGATCTGTCGGTGACTGACTTCTCTAGTTTCAAAGATCCTCGGGATAATGAAACTGCGCGTCGGTTTCTTATGGCGTATTCCGGTCCTGGCGGTGCAATTGAACGCGGTTTGATTGAACCTGAGCGTGCAATTACAAAAGAGGGGCTAGCTAGACTAACGTCACAGCCTGCAACTTTTGGATCTAATCAAAACGATCCGAATACAGCCAGTAAGTTCCCGAATCAAGGAGTAAGTGTGTAATGACAGTTTCGCTTGGTAGCCGTATGGCGGGCAAGGTCTTAGGACAGTATTTTTCTGGTTTTGGCGGTAAAGGTATTAGCGCTGCACAGAAAGTTGGTGCCGGGGCTGCGCAGGCAGCTGGTAAGAAAGTTTCGGCTTTTGCGCCAGGCTCGCTTGGTGGTCGCATTCTTGAAGAGGCTGTTGCTACTGGAGCCGTCATGGGTGGTGCTGCATTGCTCGGTGCAGCTGCTGATGCGCTTTATCAACCAAAGACAGCACCTTCGGCTAGCTCACAGTTCTCTCTGCCGATCCAACAACAGTACGAAGCTGCATCTGCTTTAGAGCAGCAGAAGTTTGACCACGAGATGGCGATTATTAGGGCACGTGAAAGTGCACGAGCTCATCGCACTTCTGGAGGAAACTTAGTTTCTATGGATCCTATGAGTTTGTACAACCAGCTCGCTTCTGACATGTCCCGCGTTCCTCAGTATTGACAATGGCTAATCCTTATTTCCAAGGCGCAACAGGAATCGGTGGTACCGATTGGGGAAGCGCGTCCAACACGAACTGGGGCGGTGGTTTCAGTGTAGATAAGTCCGGGATGAAACTCGGTGGTGGCGGGGGCGGTGATTGGACCAAAGGGGCTGCTTTTCTTGGTAGTTTCCTGTCCAAACTTGGTGGTGACGACAAAGATAAATATCGCAAACAGGGTGAATACAGTGGACCCCGTTCTTTAGGTGGTAGCCGAAATTATTTTGACTCCGGCAGCTTTGGCAAGCTTGGTGAAGACATTAGTTTCTATGTTCCTCCACAAACGCCTCAACAAGATCCTGTCTTTATCCCTGGTAGCGGTCCCAGCGGTCCTTCCACTGGTCAGCGATTTGCTCGCGCTGGTGGTGGTGCTTTAAGTGGTGCTGCAGCAGGCGCTGCTCTTGGACCTATTGGTGCAGTTGGCGGGGCACTTTTAGGCGGCCTTGGTGGATTCTTTGGTTGATTTATTCAATCTAAAATAACTTTTATAGGTTTTATTCTGATATGGCTGTATTACCACTTCTGTTCACAGGCGGGCGCATGGCCATGCAGGCACTGCCTCTCATCACTGGCGGCCTTGGTGCCATTGAAGGTGCTAAAGAAGGCGGTTTACTTGGCGCTGTTACCGGTGGTGGTCTTGGCTATCTGACCGGCGGTCTTGGTAAAGGTGCGCTGAAGGGCGTCTCAGGCAAGGTGGGTAAAGCTGCATATCAGAATCTCCCCGGATTGGCTGCAAAGACCGTTGATATCGGTGGCAAGACGATCGCTCCTCTCGCGGTTCTTGGTAAGCTCAGCCCCATGCAGCTTGGCAAGCTTGGTGCTGCAAGCGTTGGTCTTGGAGCCGCTGGTTTAGCAGCTCCTATCGCGGGCCGCCTCGCAGGTCAGATCGGTGGAGGCGTCAGTAGCGCAGCGGGCGGTGGTTTACAGCAACTGCGGCAAACAGGTGCGGGTTTAGTAGGCACTCCTCGCCCTGGTGAAGTGGATTACAGCGGCAGTGGTCTTCCTCCCGGCACAGGTCAATATGGCGGCATTGAGCCTTACGGAAGTCCTACCGATATCTTGCTAGGCGGCGGTCTTGCGCAGCGCTTGCAATTCGCCAAGGACGTTGAGGCTACCCGTGACGCAATGCGTCTCCTGAACCCTGAGATCTTTAAAGCTGCTGAGGCACGTTCGAAAACTGAGTTCGAGCGCCAAATGGCAGCTGCTGGTATTCGCCAGAACATCGCAACTCGTGCTGCAATGCTTCAGGCAGCTCAACAAGCAGGTCTGGGCATGGGCATGACAGCTGCTCAACAAGCTGGTGGCGCCTTAACTTCCCAGTACCAATATCAGTGATATGAGCGCATCAATCTGGACTGAAAATTCGCCATTTCTGCAGAAGCCGATTTATCAACCCAAAGATCAACCGGACTTCACGAATCTCCCTTACAAGTTTGAAGGCTTAGACCTTTCGACTGGTCAACGGGATGTTGATGTCCTGAATCCCTTCCCTCAAACAGGGAATGCAGTGCCGTCTTTAACGCAAAGTGTTGACGAGGCGATCCGATATCAGCAAGCGATGCAACCGCTGTACGCACAGCAGATGCAGCAAGCCGCTGATTTGACCACGAAGCAAACTACTGAACAACTTGCTGCTTTGTATCCTTACCTGAGCAAAGCAGGCCAAGAAGCTACTGCTCGTCAGCTTGCCGCCAGTAAGGAATTCCTTGGCTTCAAAGAGCTGACACCGACTGCACAGCAGCAACGTCAAAGTATGGCTGCCGCAAAATTTGCAACGGAAGCTGAAGCAATCGCAAGGCAGACTGAAGCTGCACGTAACTTTGCCCGAGGTTACTCGGGTCAGTATGTCGCTTCTACTTGAAGTTGACTTGGTAGAATAACAAAAGCGAGCAATTAATTATGGGCGGATCACCACCACCTCCTCCTCCACAGATCTTTTATTCGCCGCCTCCGCCGCCGCCCCCACCGCCGCCGCCGCCAGCGCCGGTACCGACTCAATCGTTCCAGACGCAGGTTGCTCTTAACGAGACTAGTGGCGCACAGTCCCGTCTCAACATGGAGCTCGGCGCTCAGTTGGACCGTACGAACGCTGAGTTCTTTGCCGGTCAAGATATCCGCCGTACTCAAGCGACTGCCGCTGAGCAACGGTTAAGTCTGGCTGCCGCTGCAGCTGAAGAACGTGCCACCACCGTTACCCGTGGTGAGCAAGAACGTCTCGGTATTGCTGCTACTGGTCAGGAGTACCGCGCAGGCCTGCAGACCGCTGGTACTGAAGAGCGACTCGGTATTGCTGCTCGCGGTACTGAAGAGCGGAGAGGCCTGGAAACTGCAGGTGCTCAGGAACGCCTTGGCATCGCAGCCACCGGTACAGAACAGCGGGCCACGCAAGCTCAGCTGCTCGCCGGTCAGGAACGCCAGATCTCTCTTGCTGGTCAGGAACAGCGTCTCGGCATTGCTGAAACTGGCTCCCAAACCCGTCAGACTCAGGCACAGCTGTTAGCTGGTCAAGAGCGTCAAATCGGACTGACTGGTAAAGAGACCCGCGCCACTGAAGTCACCAAGGGTGAACAGCAGCGTCTGGGTATCCAGACGACCGGGAGCCAACAACGTCTCACTGACTTGCAGCAGGAGATGTTTAGGCGCTATAAAGAATCCAGAGATTACGAACAGGCTCAGCGCCAGTACAGAACATGACGGATTGGATTCAAGGTTTGACAGACAAAGACCGCGAATCCTTTCTCACATTCTGTAAACGGACAAGTTCACCGATCCAGATGTACCTGTATGCCCGGTTCCTCGGGTTTACAGGTAGCATCGTGCAATGCGACGAGTGGTCCAAGAAAGAATTTAAAAAGCGAGATTTTACTGGGCTATTGGAGATGGAAATCGACTGCATGTCCCAAGATATCTCCAAACTGCGTGATGCCATCGACATGGGCATGGTGAAGCAGGATATGGGCACGTCCCGTATCGCCATGCTTCAGAAAGAACTTCGTGGAGCGATCAAACAGCTCAACGATGAAAAGGTTCTCATGGATAAGCAAGGTCTCATCCTGGCGGGAGCTGATCGTGCTCTTCGGGAGATGCTTACGATCTTCCGCGACGATCCAATCGAAGGTCCACTTCAAGAAGCTTCGATGGGTGTCTGGACTAAGATTCTGCAGGAAGAATCGTAAACATTACTGCGCTATGCTTCAGGCATGGCAGGCACTTCTCTTTATAGCGTTTATCGCAGGACTGCACGTGCAGCTGCACAACAACGCGTCGTTAAAAAGACAACTTCAGTAGATGTTGAACGCGCTCGCACAGATTTCGCTTATTTCTGTGATGTTGTCGGCGATAAACCCCCTGCACGACATCACAAGGAGTGGCATAAGTATCTCTGCACTGGAGAAGATACTGAGTGTTTAATTGGCATTGGAGGGCCGAACATTGATATTCTCGCCCCACGTGGTTCGGCAAAGTCTACAATTCTTGGACTTTATACTGCTTGGGCTGTTGGTGTACACGCTCTTCACAAAAAACCGCTAAAAATTCTTTATATTTCTTATACCGTTGATGTTGCGCGACCGAAGAGTGCAGCAATCAAACGAATCATCGAAGAAAGTAAAACATATAAAGAAATCTTCCCGACGGTAAAGATTGCTAAAGGCATCAACTCCAACGAATACTGGAGTATTGATTGGAAGTTCGCAGGGATCAAATCCACTGGTGAAGAAGAGTTCACCGTCTGTTGTGCAGGTCTGAAGGGTGCTGTGACCTCGAAACGTTCGCACCTCTGTATCATCGATGACGCGATCAAGAGTGCTGACGATATCAAGAACCGGGATATCCGGGCCGCCATGGAGGACAACTGGAACTCGGTTATCGTCCCCACCATGTTTGAAGGTGGACGGGCTATCTGCCTCGGTACGCGGTTCCGCCACGACGATATTCACAACAGCACCTTCACTCCTTCAAATGACTGGGTGCAGATCGTTCAGTCCGCGATCACTGTGGATGAACAGGGTGAAGAGATCTCTTACTGGCCTGAGATGTGGTCACTTGATTACCTGCGGGATCGTCGTCGTCAGGCGCCCGTTGCTTTTAGTTTTCAGTACCAGAACCAGATCGTTCAAACCAGTGAGCTTTCCCTCTCACCTGATCTGATTGTAAAAGGCAGCATTGCGACACAGTTCGATGCCCTTGGTGTTGGTGTTGACCTTTCAGCTGGTGTTAGGGAGCAGAACGACTACACCGTCTTTGTGATGGGTGGCCGCGTGAAAGACAAGATCCACATCATCGACTGCAAACGGATCCGGATCATGGGCAACCTAGACAAGCTGGAATCCTTGATGGAGATGATGGAGGAGTGGGGCATCATTCACAAAGACAACGACCAGTACTTCCCCACGGGCAGTCAAATCGACATCTGGTCTGAAGCTGTTGCATATCAGGCTTCCCTGGAGGCTGATTTCAAACGCATCTGTTTAGGAGACCATGGTCTTTACAACCTGAACTGGCATGCGGTCAAAGGCTTCCGTGGTGACAAGGTGGCTCGTTTCCGTGGCATCATGGGCCTCTTCGAGCAGCGGAAGATCATCTTCAATAAGTACCGTCGCTTCGGCCCGTTGACGGATGAGATCGTGAACTTCGGCGTGAGTTCACACGATGACTGTGTGGATGCCTTGGTCTGGCTCTGCAACGGGTTAATGACCAGAGGCAAGTTGGAGCTTCAGTTCTAAGCTGACAAAGGATAAAGTATTTTGGACTTAAACTTAAAGAATCGTTTCCAATGTCCACCGGCTATTTCAACGTAGAGATTGAGCAGGACGCTTATGGTTCTGCAGTCATTCCTCTCCCCGACGAGCTGTGCCACGACATGGCGCTTCAACCCAACGAACGGTTTGAAGTTGAAGTCGAGGATGATGTCATCACTCTCAAACGCATTGCTGCTGGCTACGATATTGAAGAATAATCCAAGCACTTAGACACCCATGAGCGATAGTAAATCTATCCTTGACGCTATCCTCAAATCAGTCGTAAGCCACGACGGTCAGGGTCCGGCGGACACCATGTTGGTGAGCGCCCACCTCTCCCAAATGAAGATGTTTGGGATCCGGCAGGGTGTTGAGTTCTACCCGGCGCAAGATAACTTCGGTACCCAACGCTTTGACTTCATCCAGCAAGTCATCAAGTTCAATAAGTTAGACGCCCGCCTGGATGCCATATGGGATCGCTTCCTGGCTTACGGCAAAGGTCTTTTCTATATCCGCCCGACGAAGAAGACATACCGGCTTTACTGGTTCGATAAGGACGCCTATCGCACCTACTACTCTCCAGAGGGTGATCTCGAAGAAGTGATCATCATCTACCCCTATAAGGTGAAATCCTCTAAGGGTTTCCGTGGGGTCGGTCTGAATACGGACAAGCGCTACATGCGTCTCCGCATCACTGCCACTGAGATCGAGGAGTATCACAGCGAGCAGGAGATCAGCTTTGACATGCCGGACACGGACTTCGGCATGTACGACAAGAAGGTTGTTGCCAACAGCATGGAGTTCATTCCGTGCGTTGAGGTCTTCAACAACCCTGACGCTTTCGGCACCGACGGTTCCGGTGAATTTGATTGGCTGTCTAACCAGATCATCGCTCACGACGAGATGGTGAAGAACATCCGTGCAAACCTCTCGTTCTTCGGTAACCCCACACTGCTTTCTTCTCGTCCTAAACAGGACATTATTGAGAGCAGCGACCAGGGAACTGAGCAGCGTCCGAGTATCTCAAGTCAGTCAGGTTTTGGTTCTGATTTAAATCTTTTCAGCTCTACTTACAAGCAAGATCCGATCACGCGTCAGGTCTCTGGATATAACGGTCGCCCCGGACAAGGCATGCGTGTGCCTCGGGTTATCGCCAACCTGGAGCCCACTGATCGTGTCGGTTTTATTACACCGAACGCTGTTAGTACTGATCAGGCTCGGTATGCCGAACAGCTTCGTAGTGAGATCCGGCTTGCCTTAGGCGGTATCGACGACCTTAGCATTACAAATGTAACTGCTACGGAGATTAAATCAGCCTATGGACGGGTAAGTGCAACTGCTAAGAAGAAGTGTTTGCAGCTGTATACCTACGGCATCTGCAAGTGCTTCGAACTGATGATCTTCCAGGAGGAGCAGATCTTCCGCAAGTCATTAGCTTATGCCACCGGAATTAAATATCCGACTCCTCCTGATGATCCCGCCGATGAAGCGGCTCAGGCTAAATACGAAAAACAGAAAGCTACTTATGAGAAAAAGCTACAGAAGGCCATTGATACGGCTGTCCAGACCAAAGAGATTCCTGATGGTGTTCTTGGATTAGCGCCCGATGGCGACCGCCAAGTCGATTGGCGTTGGATGGGGCCGGTCTACGAAGATACTGCACAGGATAAACTCAACCAATCAATCTTCACACGTAACTTGCAAGAGTTAGGTGTTGATAGCATTGAAGCACTGAAGTATTTATTCCCTTCTAAAACGGATGACGAGATCGCTGGAATGCTCAGCGGTTTCCCATTCCGGATGGTAG